CACCATCTTCGTCATCACCTGTAATGTCTGACTCTAGATCATCGCCAGCGTCTCCGCCCATAGCATCCATTGGATCTTCGTCATCTGCTTCTACAGCAACTTCTTCAAATTCTTCGTCAACTTTGTCTTCTGCATCGTCATCTGATGCTTCATCAACTTTGTCTTCTTCAGCATCGTCATCTTTAGATGCTTCGTCTACTTTATCTTCATCAGCATCGTCATCTTTTGACGCTTCGTCAACTTCTTCGTCTTTTGAATCTTCTTTTACGTCCTCATCTTCCATTTCTTCTTCAATAAGGTTTTCGTAAATTTCTCTTGATTTTGTTACCACATATTCGTGGAATAATTCTTCTGCTTTCGCACTATTATCATTAACCAAATGCTCAAGCATTTGTTCTAATGTAGTTTTTTGATCTGCCATTGTATTCTCCTATAAATTGATTTTCGTAAGGCTGTTTGTTAATGTATTTACATTTTACTTATAAAAATGGGGTTAAATGGTAGTTTTTTGATTCGTTTGGGATTGCTATATACTTTCCGGATACGTATTCTCGAATTCTTCCTTACTAATATGTGTTAAGTTGCCGTGCTGAGGGCCTAGTTTATCGGGTATAAAACCGCCTTCTTCAACAACTCTAAAGAATTTAGTATGCCTAAATTCCTTAATTACCTTCTCAGTTTGTCCCAACCAATTGCCAAAAAACGTTGCTGCATCACTACTTTTCTTGTAGTTAAATGTATCTGCATACACATTATTAAATTTTCCTTTAGCGCCTGCATAGTCAAATCCAATAATGTAGATGTTTTTATGTCCGTTAGAAGCAGCAAACCAAAGTGCAGTTGGGCCGCTGCTCCATCCTTTATGTGGTGAAAATAAGTTAATATTTGATTTTGTTTTAATACCTTTATTTGGATTTGTCCACACAGTTCCTTTTTTATGATAGTCAGCATCAATTAATTCGTTAACCATCTTAACGTCAACTGCTATTAAAAAATGTGGATCAAATTCGCGGTATTGTGCATTGCAACCGTATACTGTACCTTTGTTTATTAAACTAGGACAATTGATTGCAAGTCTACTATTTCCGTTACCTAAAACGAAAGCAGCATCATTCTGAAATCTTTTTTTATTACTCTTGTGGTTCAACTGGTGCTGCATACATCTGCCTAATAAAATTTAGTTCCGAGTCTTTCTCGGCAGCGTGTGCTTCAGCCTGCATTCTGATTTCGTTGATCTGTCTAAGAGTGAGTCTAATCTTTCTTGTATCATCGCGTTGCAATACAGAACTGTCTTTGCTGTTGTCGTATCTACGGTCAACTGCAAAGTCATTGATTTCATCGTTAAAATATAAAAATTCTCTTAGAAGCATACTACTATTTATGACTAGACAGGAGTTTCTGTGCCGCCTGTCGCATCCCCTTCTCCGCCTGCTGGTTCAGCCGCTGCTGCCATATCGTCAGGTGCTTCTGCAGTCTGGTCTCCCATATCTGCTTCCATACCACCTGGAGTGATGCCTGCACCTCTTAACTCACCTGCTGCATCAGTAGGTGGTTGTAAGTTACCTGCATTTTCTTCTTTCCACATTCTTTCGTTCTCAGCAATTTCTTCTGCTGTTAAACCAAGATAACGTTTCAATGCAAAACGTTTAGACAAGTGTGGAACTTGTTGTATCGCACCAAAAATATTTGCTCTAGTAGTATCAAGTTCTGCTTGACGATATGCAGCAAAGTTTTGTGGAGGATTAAATTTAAGTTCAAACATACTAGGATCAATATTGACGCCTGCACTATCTAACCACATTTTGAATTCCATATCTAATGGCTCTACAATGTTTGCTTGAAGTCTTTCACAGTACTTGTTAAAACGTAATTCTTGAATATAAGCAGTTCCTACTTTACCGTCACTTACTGTATTCGCTTGTTCATCAATTGCTGTTGGCAAGTAACTTGCTGGAATACGCAAAGCACGGAATAATTTATTAGTAAAGTAACGTAGGTCAGTAATCTCACCTAGGTTAGTTCCGCCTGGCAATGTTTCAACTTTAGATCCACGTCCTTCTGCTGTTTGCGGAAAGAAGTAATCTTCGTTAGTTGAAAGCGGATTATAACTAGCATCAATAACACTAGTTCCGCCGCCAGTTGCACTTGGAATACGTCTTTGTTGAATTTCATTTTTAACTTTTTCAACAAAGCTCATAGCCATATGCGCAGGCATATTACCTACGTCAACGTAAAAAATTCTACGTTCAGGCGCACGTTGGATACGATAGATAATAATCGCATCTTCTAATAACTCTTTTTGTTTGTATACTTTAAAAACACTTTCTAAAAGTGAATTACCAAAAGGATAATTTTGATCTAAGCCTTCTGATAATGAAATGTGTACCATATGTTTTGCATCTACGGCAATTTCATTTGCTTCTCTTTGAAACCTAGTGCCTGATGGTGTTGGAACTTGACCTGCCATTCCTCTACCAAATCCACCCCCGGAAGTATATGAACTCGTTCCGCTAGGTGAAGTGTTAGTTGTATTATGTGGAGTTGTTGCTACTAAACTTGTAAAGTTAAAATTAATATCTCTTACAACATACTGCTCGGGAACCTTTCCATCGGATTCGTTAACAATAATTTTTGTGACTTTGGTTTGATCCACGTATAAAAGTTTTTTAGTTTCTGGATCCCTAATAAAAAAGCAATCTCCATACTTAAATGTGTTCCTTACAATTCTAAAAATTCGTTTGTCAATTTGATTTAATTTTGTCCATTTTTGCAGCGCCTCTTTAAGTAGTCTAGTTTCTACGTTAGTTGCTGCCGATCTAAAATGGAAGTGAAACGGTGTTGTATTTTCTCTATCTTTATCTGTACAAAATTCTGCAAGAATATCTAATGCTGCATTTACTTCAGAATCCATATCCATTGTATCATACTGCATATAACGTTCAATACGATTTGGAGCGCCTGCATATACATCTGGCAAGTATGAACTATAGTTTGAACGTGCAGGACCAGGACGTCCGCCGCCACTAATCGGGCTATAACTTCCGCCTGTATTATCAGCGTTAACTGGTGTAAAGTATTTTTTCCAACTCATATCTTAATTATACATCCTTTTGCTTTGAAAAGCAAGTTCTTTTTTATTATACAGAAGAATATAAATCTCCAACTGCTTCGCCGCTAACACCAAGTTGTTTTTTGGCTAACATCGTTTGAGTAGTTGCCAATTGGACAAGTTGATTCATACTTGTATTTAACTCGCTTAATAACACATCAGGAGTTTTCTGAGTGGTGTTGTTACTTATTGGAGTACCATCTGGATTGGTACCACCTTCTTCTAACTTTTTCTTTTCTTCTTCGGCTTTTTTCTTTTCCGCTTCTAGTTTTTTCTTTTCTTCTTCGGCTTTTTGTTCTAGTGTTTTTTGAGCATTGGCTGCATCTGTTTCTGGATTATCTGGATTACCAGGTACTTCATTATCCGGAGTGTTAGCCTCTGCTGCTGCCTTTTCTTTTTCGGCTATAAGTCTATTGTTCTCTTCAATCAATGCAAGATCTTTTTTGTATTGTTCGATTTGAGCGAGAGACTCTTCTCTACCTTTACTCTCTCTACCCCAGTATTCGTTTACGCCTTCTTCAGAACGTTTAATACGTTCTTCTTCTGCTTTAATTTTGGCTTCAATATCATTAATAGTTTCTGGACCAACAAGTGCTTCGCCAATTGTTTCGCCAAGTGCTTCGCCTGCTGTTGAGCCTGCCCAATAGCCGACTGCGCCGCCAATAACTCCGCCAATAAGTGTACCTACAACAGGAACAACACTCCCGATTGCAGCACCTGCGGCTGCGCCAGTCATCGCACCGGCAGTGCCTCCTGTAACACTTCCTACTACTCCTGATTTTTCTACAGTTGCTTCACCTGAAGTAATATTACCTGCTTCGAGATCTGCTTCGACTTCACTATAATCACTATAACCTTCATACAGTCCGTACAGTAGTCCTAACGGTCCTGCACGTTTCATCATACTTTTTGCTGCACCCTTCATTGCGCCACCTGGACCAGCAGCGCCTGGTTGGCCGGATTTGAGACCTGCACCAGCGCCGCCAGCGCCGCCGCCGCCTCTTCTTACACCTAATAATTGTGCTGCGGCTGCTGCGCCTGCCGCCATTTCCAGTACTTTAAGAGCAGCGTTTGCTCCGCCCATTGCTATCAAGAATGTGTCAAAATTGTTTGCTGCCATATTAAGAGCAGGTACTAGATATTTTTCTGCTGCGTCAAGTGCTTTATTGAATACTTTTTCTAATGGTGCAAGATCAATGCTACCAAGCATTGTTGTAAACTCAGTACTTGCTTGTGCAATATTTTCTTTGAATGTTTTAATTGTTGCAGGATCAATTACTTCGCCTGTATTGGCTTTAATTTTTTCTTGCAGTGCTTTTGCTTCTGCTTCTGTTTGAACCTGTATGTCAGTAAGTGTTTTATTACGTGCACCTACATCGGCTGCCGCAACATAGAAGTCATTCATTGTGTCATCAAATTTACCTAGTGTTTGACCAATGGGTGATTCAGCAAACTTTTTGGCTTCTGCTGCATAGGTATCATAAAAGTCGTTTGCAAATCCTTCTTGTAGTCCTTGACCACTTTGCATTTGCTGGAATAACTTTTGTGCTTCGCCGCCAGACTCTCTTAGGAAAGCCATTGCCTTGACACCTTCATCAGATGTTGCAGTACCAGTTGCTAAAATTTCTTTAATTCCAGTTTGGTGTGCCTTAGGAATAGAATCCATAAGTTTTTCCATCTCAGCCTGTTCTTCGGCTGAAAGTTTGGACATCATAATTCTGTACTGTGCGTCTGCTTGTCTAGCGTCTTGTTCTGCTTGAAGTGCTTCTTTAGATTTACCTGTTAACTTAGACACAGCATCTAGGTTTTTCAGATATTGACCGGTTAATCCTATTAACTGTTTGTTGCTTAATTGTTCTGCTCGACCATTTCTTGCAAGTCTACCTGAGTACTCTGCAAGTCCGTTATTAATATCAACTGTGCTAAAACCTAATCTTGCTAGTTCGTCACCTACTTGCGACTTTCTAATCTGTTTACCCATATCGGCTAAACGTTTAGCACCTTCTGCTGTGCTGCCTCCTAAGAATACTAATCCTTGTGCATTCTTTTGTACAACAGATGAAAATTGTTCCATTGTCATACCAGCGCCGCCGGCTGCTTTACTAAATTCTGCTATGTTACCGCCAAAGTTAGCACCTACTGATGCTGCACTTTGAAACTGCGTTTGTAGTGTTTCTACTGCACCTGCTACTGGTCCATAAACACCTTTAATTGCATCACCAACTAATGGAATGTTACCTAGTGTATCTGTAGCACTTGTAATGCTATCGCCCATATTTGAGATACTAGATAACGAACCTCCAATAAAGTCAATAGCCTTTTGAACTTGTTGGCCCATTTTGCCAACTAGGGTCAAACTGTCTTTTAATCCTTGACCCCAACTATCTGTACTTTCAGACGCATCGTCGAGAGATTCGCTTAATCCGTCTGCTGAATCAGCACCTGTCTTAAGGCCTCGTTGAAATTTTCTACCGTTTTTTACAGCATTCTGTGTTTCTTTTCCAAGTTTTCCAAGATCTTTGTCTAGTGTTGCTGCATTTTTTATTTCTACGCCGCTGGCTTTGGCCATAGCGGTCATAGCAGCAAGAAGTTGCTTTAGAGTGGCTTCAGTCGCAGCATTGTTAAGTACTACTTCTTCAGTTCCAAATTGTCCTGTTACGTCGGCCATTAATTATATTCCCAGAAATATGCGCACATAAATAGTTATTGTAAATATATACAACAATGTTATTTATCGGAGATAAAAATGGACGAAAACACAGAAATGCCAAAGGTTGATATTGCCGGGCAGCCTGCTACAAGTGGCGCACCCCAACAGGCAGCGACAGCAGCGGCTCCTGTCAATCCGTTAGCCGGCTATTATAGACAGCCTAAGATTTATCTAAAACTACCAAGTGGTGGTAAATGGTACGAAGAAGGCACGCTCGATGTAAGCACAGATGGACAATATCCTGTGTATGCTATGACAGCAAAAGACGAACTAATGTACAAAACACCAGATGCTTTAATGAATGGTGCAGCAACAACTGAAGTAATTAAAAGTTGTGTTCCAGCAATCAAAGATGCGTGGAAAATGCCTACACTTGATGTAGATGCGTGTTTAGTTGCTATTAGAATTGCAACATATGGTGAGAAGATGGAAATTACAACTTCTTGTCCTAAATGTAAAGAAGAACAAAATTACGATTATGATTTAGGTGAACATCTAGAAAAAATTACTGGATTTCAATTCCCAGAACAATACGCAATCGGCGATCTTACTTTTAATTTAAAACCTTACAACTATAAAGAAGTAACATCTAAACAATTGCAACAGATGGAACAAGAAAGAATCTTCCAAGTCATTAATAATGAAACAATGTCTGAAGAAGAAAAACTTGAAAAATTTGGATCTAGTTTTATTAGATTAACTGAAATGACAGTTGCAGTAGTAGTACACAGCATTGCTTCTATTACTACACCACAAGGAACTGTAACAGATAGACAGATGATTTCAGACTTTATTCAGAATGCTGATAAAGAAATCTTTAAACACCTTAGTGAACATTTACAAGGCGTTGCAGCGAATCTTGAACTTAAAACTAAAAGAGTTAAGTGTGGAGATTGTGAACACGAATTTGATGTTGCGTTGACAATGGATCAAGCAAATTTTTTCGGAGCAAAGTCTTAACCCTTTCTCGTCCTGAGATTTTGCGTGAAGCCGAAAAACTAGATAAAGAGGCGAGGACTCTAAAGAGAGAACTTCTCAAGATGTGTTGGTATATGAGAGGTCTTTCTTACAGTGAACTTGCGAATATGTGTTTTGAAGAGCGTGAAATAATCAACGATATTATCAAAGATAATCTAGAAACTACCAAGAAAACTAAACTGCCCTTTTTCTAAGCGGCTAGTTGCTTCTTAACAATCTGCTGTACTTCTGGTTTTAATTGCTTAATGCTTTTAACTAGTGCATTCATATCTACGGGTGCTTGTGCTACATTTCCTTGTGCTTTTTGGCCTGCTGTTCTATCAGTTCCAGCACCTGCTATTGGCTTCATAGGTTCGCCTGTAGCATCGTCTTTTCCGTCTTTATTTGCGTCTATTTGATCTGTTGGTTCAGTAGTAGCATCTGCACCTTGACCACCGCTTGTTGACGCTGTATCCGCGTCTGTGGCACCATCTGCAGCCGCTTGTTTAGTTGCTACAACCTCTGCATTCTTTTCATCACGCATTTCTTCTGCGCTACCTGCATCAAGTCCTGCTCCGCCATCTACAACTGCTTGTGTTTCTGAGTCTACAACATTAAATTTGGTTTTATCTTTTGGATCTGCAACCATAATAAATTGTTTGTCTTTTTCTTGGACACCAGGTGTAGTTGGATCTGAATCAACAGGTGCTTTTGGATCTGCTGCTGGCTCTTCTTGTGCTGCCGGCACTTCAATTTTCATAGAATCATAAGTGCCTTTAATAACATCGTCTGCAACACCTAGTCCTTTAATTACATCGTAAACTGCCGCACTGTCTGTAGGGGAGCCTGCTTTCTTCCAAGCACTCATTAATTTTTCTGCTGTTACTTTTGTAGTAACTTGTTTTGCTGCTCCACTGATAGCGCCGCCTACTGCCTTAGCACCAGTTTTAAGAGCACCGCCTACTTTACTTGCTGCACCTTTGATTGCATCCATAGGACCTTCATTTAAATTCTGTCTATGATAATATGATACTGCATCAAACACACTTTCAAACATTATTTTGTTTTCTAGCATATGTGTGTTTACAGTTTCTAATCTATTAAACAGTAGGTATACTTGTCCTTCTGATAATTTTTGACCTTTACTAATTTTACTTTCTTCTTTAGCAACTGCACCTTCGCCAACAACAGTTTTATCTTGCATTGCTGTACCCATTGCAACCGCGGTTGCAGCAGCACCAATGCTTTTAGCAATATCTTGTTTAAGTGTATCAACGAGTGTAGCAACATCTGCTTTAGAATCTGCTGCAACACCTGAATACTGGTCCATAAAATCCATTAACTGGTTAAAGTCATCGTCTGATAAGTTTGCTTTATCAATGTTGTCCCATAAAGGGTGTGTTGGATTTGTAAACACTTCCTTGATCATCATTACAGGATTACCATCAGCATCAACACCTTCAACACTAACCGTGCTTGAGAATGTAAGTGGTGGTTCAATATCTCCAACAGTTGAAGTAATTTCTGATTTAAACATATCACCAACTTTAATTTCGTTACCATCAGGTAATGTAGTTGATGTTAGTGTTGGAGCATCTCCTGTCCAACTTGTAGCAAGTTCTTTGTTAGCAGAAATTTCAGTTCCCATAAACCTAGCATCTTGTAGTCCTTTTTCCATTTGAAATATTTTTTGTACATCATCTGGATCAAGTCCTTTACTTTCTGCCCACGCTTTTACTTCTGGAGAAATATTTGGTTCGGTATCAAAATTAATACCTGCTTCTTTTAATCGATCAGCCGTAACTGTTTCTGCGTCTACTGTTTTAACATCAAATGAACTATCTGTACCACTGCTGCCTGCATCTTGATCACCATACTGGCCGTCATCGCCTGGTAGATCAGTTTTTTGTGAGTCAACTGATGTAGTAGTGGTTGTATCTCTTGCTAGATCTTGGCCTTCTAATCCTGCATAATCAGAAAGTGCATCTCTGCCGCCTAGTTCGCCAATTTTCCTTGATGTTTCAGCAAACTGTTTCATTACAAGATCTTGTTCTTCGCCGGAAAGATTCTTTGCTGCTGTTTCTAGTGCGTTTTGTGTTTTAAGTAAATCTTCAATTGCTTCTGGTGAAACGTCTTCAAGGCTAGTTGCACTCATCGCTTCTAGTCCGTTAACGTCAATCGTTTGTCCATCACTAGCAATAATAGCCTGTGAAATATCTGGATCGATAAGATCGCCAACTGCTTGTATTGCAGCACCAGCAGCAAAACCAATAGCACCAGTTTTAATTGACTTACCAACTGCTGTAGAAAGTTCTTTACCTTGTAAAATGTCTTTTGTTGCTCTTGCTAAGAAACCTGCTACAGCACCGCCTAGTGGTCCGCCTGCTAGTGCAGCAGCCGAAGTTAAAATAGCAACCGCTACAGTTGCTTTTCCTGGATTTTCTTTTGCCCAGTCACTAACCGCTTTTACGCCTTGTACTACTTTAGAATCTTTGTCGCCTATCTTTGCTTTTAATTCTTTAAACTTAGCGTCTATATTTTGTACAGGGCCTGCTTTTTGAATCGCAGCACCAA